TCGCGTCCTTCGCGGATGACCTTTGCGAGCCGAGGGGGCAGCCGGTCGAAACTCCCACCGATTTGGAGCAGGCGCAAGCCGCCAACTATGTGAAGGGACTGCTGCCGGTCAAAACCATCATGCGACGGTTCCTGAACATGAGCGAGATGGATATAGCCGAAGCCATGCAGGACTTGCAGGACACGGCTTTCGCCACCGCCCTGAGTCAGGAGAACACTCTGGTCGAAGGCAAGACCTCACAGCAGTCGGCTCCCACCTTGCAGGACACGTTGGATTCGACATCGACCATCCCTGACCTGAACGACACTCTGGGCGACGAGACGTTGGACTCCACCAATGAGGTGACGTGATGGCCGACATGACACAGGCGCTGACCGTCATGGAACGGCAGCGTCAGGCGCTGGTCGATGCCTACGTGCAGCGTGCGTGGAACATGTGGAAGTCGCTCGACCCCGCCGACTGGTGGAACGACGCGATAACACAGGGCGTGTCCGCGTGGATAACACAGAATCAGATCGCGTTCATCAAAGCCATGCGGCATCTGGGCGTCTCCTATGCGGACGTGATGCTCGGCATGGTGAACATGCCTTCGGATGGTCAGATTCCCGAATACATCGTCACAAGGGACAACACCGACCCTTGGGCGGTGAGCGTGCGTCCTGCCGACGCCTATCGGAGCATGGCCGTAAGGGACCCGTCGATACGCCCGCTGGCATGGGACAATCTGGACGATTACGTGCAGAAGGCCGTCGATGATTGGCTTGACGCCGCCGTGAAACGGTTGACGGACAATGCGAACACCGATGGTCAGATAGCCATGAACAGTGCGGCCACGCAACGATTCCACGGTTCCGGCGTCAGAAAATACCGTAGGGTCATACACCCCGAGCTTTCCAAGACCGGCACGTGCGGCCTGTGCGCCGTCGCGGCCACGAACGTGTTTTCCACGGCCGACCTTCTGCCCATGCACAACAACTGCAAATGCACCGTCGCCCCGATCACCGCGAACAATGACCCCGGTCTGAAACTCAACCGGGAGGATTTGGACGCCATCTACAGGAAGGCTGGCAGCACGTCAGCCGCCGACCTGAAAAGCGTGCGCGTCATCATGGAATCGCATAGCGAGATCGGGCCGATTCTCACGCAGTCCCAGTGGCGGCGTGAATACGATGACGGCACTCCCGCGCCGGAATGGCATATCCCCGACCTGAAGATGACGCGCACCGCGTTGCAGCGCATGTATGCGAGGGCTATGGAGTTTCAACAGCATTATCAGAAAGTGCTGGATACGGGCGAGGAAGACGATTTTCCATTCGAGGGTCGAAAGTACAGCTTCCGGCCTTCGGTGCATTTAAGACAAGCCATGTCCTATCAGAGGGCGTGGCTCCAATACCTGCGGTCGACCCTCGGTTTGGCCGCGTGAATGAAAGGGGCGGGCGGATGCCTACCAAGGAAGAACAGAACACTGCCGAAACCGAAACGGTTCAGCAGTCTCAGCCTGAAACGGGCGCGGCAGAAACGACCGCCGACATTCAGGAAAACAATGAAAACGTCAAGCCGGAGGAAAACCCCGGTGACAACGAGCTCGCCAAGTGGAAGGCGATGAGCCGTAAGAACGAGAAGCAGGCCGAAGCGAACCTCAAGCAGGTGCAGCAGGTTCAGGCCGAGCTTGCCCAGGTGCGTGCCGACAACGCGCGTCTGATTGCGAAGAGCACGTATCCGCAGGTCACTGACAAGGTGTTTGAAGCCCTGTACAAGGGTGATGGTACGCCGGAGGATATCGCGGACTTCGCCAAGTCCTATGCGGAGCTCAACCCCATCCAACCCGGTTCGCCGTTGGGCGTTCAGCCGAACGGCCGCGTTCAGGTGCCGGAAGCCGAGGCTCTTCGCAGCGTGGGCCGAAAGGCCGAGAACCCCGAAGGCGAGTTCAATCCGAAACCAAAGCGCGGCGACGCCTACAAGCGTGCGATGGACCGTCAGAACGCCCGCCGCCGCAACCATAACAAGCAAACCAAATGAAAGGAGCCATACTCATGGCGCTTCCTATTGAAATGGTGCATGGCACCGGCCTGACCACCGTTGAGGAAAACAACGAGTGGCGTTTTGGCGAGCAGACGGGCGGCGTGGTCTCCGTGACCATCGTCCCCGAACTGTTCAACGTCGATGACGAGACTCTGCGCAACAAGTACCTGACCGGGGTCAGCCCGACAGCCACGACCATCTACATCCGTTCCGGTATTCCGCTCGCCAAGATCACGAGCGGCACTAACAAGGGCGCTTACGGCCCGTATGACCCGAACGCTACCGATGGCCGTCAGACCGCCATCGCCGGCCTGTTGGAGTCCGCCGTCGCCGTGAACGTCACCTATTCCGGCTGGCAGGTCGATGACACCTATGTGGGCCTTCGCTACCGTGGCGACATTATCAAGAGCAAGCTGCCGGTCGTTCCCGCCGACGAGGCCAAGTGGGGCGGCTGCTTCTACGATGTCGAGGATGATGCTGTCACCGCATTGTCCGGTTCGGCTGGCGCTGCCGGTTCCGCTGGTGTGGGCGTGAAGTCCATCACCTTGACCAAGAACACCTCTGGTGCCATCACCGGTGGCACTTGGGTCGGCACCGACAACAAGTCGAACACCATCACCATCGCCTGACACCCCGTCTAAACCGATTCTTTGAAACCCGCCCCTCGTGGCGGGTTTTCTCATATCTGAAAGGAAATATCCAATGGCATTGGACAAGGAAATCTTCCCGCCGAGCGAAGCCACCGAGGTTGCGCAGGCGGGCTTCGATTACGTGAACGGCATTCTCCCGTTCTCCACCATGTTCCCCATCCAGTCCAATGACGGCGAATGGACCGTCTCTTGGACGCCGAATCTGCCAACGCTCTCCACGAACGCCATGCAGCGTCGTGCGCTGGACGCCGAGATCGGCCACACTTCGATGGTCGAACAGTCCGCCGAACAGCATACGGGCCTTCTGCCCCTGTCCGGCATGGACCACATCACCGAACGTGATATGGCCAAGCACGCGAACGACAAGCAGTTCATCCACGACAAGGCCGAAGCCAAGACCACGCATCTGGGCCAGGCCGCCGGCGTGACCCTTGAACTTGAGTCCATCTCCGCGATGATGGATGGCAAAATCACCATCAACGAGAACGGCGCGAACGTTGTCTACTCGTTCGGCCGTCCGGCCAAGCAGCATAATCAGACTCCGACCACTCTCTGGTCCAAGGCTACTTCCGACCCGATTGCCGACGTTCAGGGTTGGATTGAAGTCATGCGCAAGAACAAGGGCCGTACACCGCACGCCGCGTTCACCACGTCGAAGGTCATCGACGCATTGCGCGTCAACGAACAGTTCCGTCAGGAAGTGTCCGGCATGGACTTGGCTCATTCCAAGTCACGACTGTCCCGCGACGAGGTGCTGGGCGTTCTCGCCAGCCAGCTTCAGCTGAACGACGTGCGTATGCTCGACCTCGAATACGAGAACCTTGAACTGGACGGCGGCTTCAAGATGGACGTGGACACCACCACGCTCATCCCCGATGCCACGTTCGTCATGCTTCCCTCGTTCAACGACCCGACCCTTGGCTTCACCGTTTCCGGCCCGACCGCCGAAGCCCAAAACTCCGAGTATGAGATCAACAAGAGCGTCAACGACGGTCTTGTCGCCGCCATGCTCTCCCATCAGGCTCCGGCCAACTACGATATCTGGGTCAACGGCTCCGCGCTGCCCGTATTGCAGGATGCCGTCAGCACGTTCAAGGCCAACGTCCTGTAGGAGCCGTCATGGCAAGCGTTGACGGCATCGACTGGATGAAACACATGCAGGTCAGTCTGCTTGACCAGCCCGGGCTAGCCGACGCCTATCCGAACGAATGGGTGAAATCACGTTGCCGTATCGCCGCCGAAATAGCGTTGACCGAATCCGGCAACGCGGAACCCCGCCTCAATTCGGGCGACCTGAGCGAGGACACGTTCGCCTACGTGGTCTGCTCGATGGTGATTCGCGTCATGCGATGGCACCGGCTCAAATCCGAGTCGAACGGCAACTATTCGTATGAGGAGCATGACCCCCAGCCTAATCCGCCCGCCTATGATGCCAGTCCCAACCTGTATGTGAGCAAACGCGAAAAGCAGTTGCTTGACGGTTACGCGGAGGGACACGGCCCCGTAGGCACCATTGGTGTCGGGTTGAGCCGAATCTACGGATTGTGAGGCCCTATGGCCGATGAAACATTGGACTTGGGACACCTTTACGACGGTGTTGATTTGGATGAACTCGGCGGCGGGCACCTGTACGACGATACCGAGTTGGAGCCTCGTATCACGGATGACCTTCTGCACCGCGACATGATCGTGGTGCAGCCGATGAAACCGGTCGAAACCGTCTACGGTTCCGGCACGGTGCCGGATGGGGACGCCTCCTACTGTTACTGCTCGTTCGAGCCTCGAATCAATAAGAACAGCACGTTTTCCAAGAACTGGGCGCAGGACACCACGCCGCAAACGACCGGTGGCCTGCGTGAGGATGCGTTGGCGATCGTTCTCGCGCCGGAATGGCATGGGGACATCAACACGCAGTTCTGGCTCGATAACGCCTGTTACGAGGTTGACGGCCCGCCTATGGAGATGCGTCACGCCTCGGATGCCGCCCACCATTGGAACATCACCGCGAGGTGCATCGGCCATGCGACCGAGGACAACGGGTTGAAACCGCCTGTCCCGCCCGAGGGGAGCCGCACATGGGGTACGTGAACTTGAAGCCCGCGAATGTGCTGAACCGTGACATGGCGATACTGTTCGGAGCCGAAGCGACCCGTCCCGTGGCGGAGAAGGTCGAAGCGAAAGCCAAGGCGCTGGCCGACATGAAGGCGAAGCATTCGTCCGTCGCCAACCGCATCGACATCAGCACTCACGCTCACGGCACGCACACCGCCGTCATCATGAGCGTCAAGGGCCGTGACGGTTCCGAGATCGCCTCTCACTTGGAGTTCGGCTACTTCAACCGGTGGCTGGAACACAAGTACGGCATCAAAAGCCCGCTGGCTTGGATGCCGGGATTGTTCATCATGTCGGAGGCGAAATATGTCTGACCCCACGATATTCGACCTTTCCGTAAGGGAACAGTTGGATGCGGTCGCCATGACACGCGCCTACCTGGACGCCGTCGAATGGAAGGACTGTGATTTCAGGCCGGTCATCCAACCGGAGGTCACGCCCGCCACGGATTCGCTCCTGTTGTCCCATGACGTGATTCTCTACCATTGCGGTGCTCCTGAGCAGCCCGACTGGAATCTGAAGGCTTGGATATGGCAGTACACGCTGTCTTTGACGGTGTTGGGCCGTGACCCGGAACGGGTGGCCCGCATCTGCGGATGGCTGCACCGTTGCATATCCGCATGGCCGTACCAGCCGGGAACCATGTACGGGAAAATCGGGCGGATAGTGGACAATCCCGGTTTCGAGTCCCGGTCTTCCGGCGACATGACCAGTTCCAAAAGCATCGTCGCGTGGACTTCCACGAAACGCATACAGGCCGCGTCCCCACGCGGCTGACCTTATCTGAAAAACCATCAATCACACAATCAGACCCCGCACGCCTACACGGCTGCGGGGTTTTCCATATTTGAAAGGAAAACGATATGGCTGACGAAATCGGCATCCACGACGACGGCGTGTTGACCGCCGTCCGAGGAACGATCTTCATGGCGAAGGCCGAGACCATCATTACCTCCGCACTGCTCAAGCAGTTCACCGTCGAGGCGGCGACCGTGGGCGTGGGCGACGGCATGTGGACGAACCTCGGCCACATGTCGAACGACAACCTGCCCGAGTTCGCGTTGGACGGCGGCGACGCCACCACGTTGAGCACTTGGCTCAAGGCGGCGTTCCGCACCCAGTACGCCCAGACCACCGGCACTGTGACGTTCAATTCGGTGCAGGGCGACAAGGGCACGTTCAAGACCTTCTACAACGCGGTCGATATGACCGGCGCCGGCGTGGCCTTCTCCTTGGAGAAGACCCCCATCAACAAGTCCCTGTTCATCCTGTGGTCCGACACGAACACGACCGGCCGTGCCGGCCTGCTGCTGCCGAACTCGGACATCGCGTTCTCCAGTCTGCCTGCTCTTTCCACGGATTCGTTCGTGGAGTTCTCCGCTCAGGCGAACATCAAGACATCCAGCGCGCTTCCGCATGACAAGAACGGCAAGTTCACGTCCGTCGCCTACTTCGCGCCGTCCGACTTCACGGTCTGACCCGTCTCTTCCTTGCCGCGTCTCCTATCCGCGCGGCAAGGAACCCCCTCTTTCCACGGATAGGGCTTTTCAGAATCATTCTTTTCCACGGATAGGAGCCGATGATGGCAGAGAACACTAAGAACACGACCGACAACGCGAAGATGCCGGAGACATGGGACGAGCTCAAGGAGCAGCCGCTGTTCGCGGGACTGCCCGACATGGCGAAGCCGCAGGAGCTGAACGTGGCCCAGTCCGCCGAGTTCTCGGTGACATGGCAGCGCATCTCCGAACGCAACGGGAAACTGGGCGACATGGGCTTATTCGGCGACGATGAGGCCGACAAGCCGAAGAAGAAGCCGAAGTACGACGAGTCCGAAGCCGTCATCCTCATGGCCGAGATCGTGCAGTACGCGGACATGTTCTACCGCGAAATCGCGGCCGACGAGAAGCAGTGGGACGAGTTCACCCGTGGCCGCACCTTGGAGAACCTGTACGTGCTGCTGGTGTCCCTGACCACGTTCTATTCGGTGGCACTGGGAAAATCAAGCGCCTCCAAGACGCGCTTGGAGAATGCAGAGTAGCGGTCTCGGCCGACTTCCAACGCTTCTACAACATCAACCTCCCCGCCAGTATGGGCCGCATGGAGCCGTCATGGCTGTGCGACCTGCTGGACGGTTTGGAGGGCGTTGACGGGAGCCTGTACCGCGCGTGGATGGCCGAACACCATCCGCTCCCACGGGAAGACGCGAAAAGCATGCCGCGTCTTTCCTACCTCACCTACGGGCAGTCGCAGATGCTGATGCTCAGCATGACGAACCAGCTTGAGATGATTCGCGTGATGATCGCCCGCATGATGGGCGACAAGAAGTCGAAGCCGCAGCCCGTCTATCCGCCCGGCACCGTGGTCAAGCCCGATTCGGTCGGGCCGAAATCGTTCTCCACGGCGGGCAAGTCGTTCGCCCAGATCACGGGCATGTTGGGTGCCGTGTTCGGCGGCAACAGTTTCTAGCAGAAAACCCCTCGCATTCCACGAGGGGTTTTCGTTTATCCTCCCGGAGGTTTTCTCATGGCCTTGTATTCCGCTGGCGCGGTCGGCGTCGATATTCGCCCGGACACCGATAATTTCTGGAAGATTCTCAACGCGGAACTGCATTCTCGTCACCCCGAGGTCACCGTTGATGTGAACACGAAGGGCGTCGCACGCGCCAAGGAGCAGATGCGCGACCTTGACGGCAAGACCCTCACCAACGTGGTGAAGATCGACGGCGACCCGTCCGGCTTGCGTGCCATCGACAAGGCCATGCAGGCCCAGCGGAAGCAGTGGGAGAAGAAGCCGGTCACCAGCAGGTTCGACTTGGACGATACGTCGTTCAATGAGAAGATTCACCGGCTTTCCAACCAGATCAAGCGGACCGCCGGCCAGACGGAGGCGTTCGTCAAGAAGTCGCAGAAATCCGTGGCCGACAGTCTTCAGGACAGTCTCTCCCGCATGCGTTCGGCACGCGCCCTCTACGACAAGGAGGCCACGGCCGCGTCCCGCAGGCAGACCATGCTCATCAAGGACGAGCACGCCGCCTACGACATGTACGCGGAGGCCATCGAGAACGGGCGCAAACGTCAGGAGCAGTTGACCCGCAGCCAAGCCGATGTCAGTAAGACCCTTGACTGGTCCATCAAGAAGATGAAGGAGCTGCGCGAGGCCGGGAACATCGACACCGCGAACTGGTACAAGAACAGTCGCATCCCCGAGCTGCGCGAACAGCTCAAGGGCCTGAAAGCCGACCTGAAGGCGGTAGGCAAGGAGATAGCGGAGAACAAGAAGGCGCAGGACAAGCTCTTCTCCGCTGATTTCGACAACAAGGTAGCGGCACAGCAGCGTCTTATCGACTCCAACACCAAGAAGTGGGAGAAGGCGACCGACGCCATCTCCAAGTATTCGGACGCCGAGCTCATGCGCAAGGCGCGGCTCAATGACTTCAACCGTGAGAACGACCGGCTGTTCTCCGGTCTGAACAAGATTCTCGACCTTGAGGAGAAGTCCGAGAAGCTGAACCGCAGGCAGCTCCAGCAGCTGTCGAAGCTCACGGCCGGCCAGAAGGCGTTGGCCGAGGTGTTCGAAGACACGGGAACCAGCGTCAAACGCCTCAACGCGGTACAGAACGATTCGCGCCGCACGATGGACAAGCAGCGCAAGACCGCCCGCGAACTGACCAGCCTGTTCGACGAGCAGGAGACCCAGATCAACGCGCTTTCCGCCGCGTTCCAGAAGTTCAAGCCCATGGGCATCGACAAGAACCTCGGCAAGGAGCTCAACAATACCTTCGACCAGCTGAAGAAGCTGCGCGACTTCGCATCCCGCAAGCCGATCACCGCCAAAGCCACATTGGATAAGACCCAATGGGACAAAAAATACGCGGAACTGATGTATGACGCGGAGAAGCTGCGCGCCAAACTCGACCGGGAGCATGAGGTCAACGTCCGCGTCAAGGTGTGGGAGGACAACGCCGACAAGCTCGAAGCCCGGTTGGAGAAGCTGCGTCATACGCGCCTCGACATTCCCGTGGACTGGCAGGTCGATCAGGAACGAATCATCGCGTCGATGCGTGAGACCGCCGCCAAGATCAAAGCCAATCCCGAACGTCGTTGGGAGCTTGAAGCCGACCTCGACCTGCAAATGCATCGCGCCGAGGAGAAGCTGAAGAAATTCGAGGACAAGAACGACGAGCTGAAGATGGATTTGGACTTGGAGACCGCGTTGGCCCGAGCCCATCTCGCCTACTTCACCCGCCCCCGCACCATCGACATCTTCGCTAATTTCAAGGGCACAGACCTTGGCAAGATTTTCTCCGGCATGACCAGTGGTGCGACCGGTTTGAAGGGCGTGCAGAACCAGTTCGACAGTCTTGTGAACCTGTTCGACAAGCTCGACAAGGTGGTTCCCAAGTGGTCGATTCTCGGTGCCGGCGTCACCGCGTTGGGTGCCGGACTCCTGAACCTGGGACGCACTGCGGGCGGTGTCGGCGTCAGCCTCGTGTCCATGAGCAAGGCCGCGTTGGCCGCTCCCGCCGCGTTGGCTGGTCTGGCGTCCGCAGGCTACGTGGGCTACCGGGTGTTCGGTGATTTGAAGGAAAAGTTCGATGTCACCAAGACCTCGCTGGCGAACCTGAACAAGGAGTTGGGCGACAACGCTTGGAACGAGTACGGGGATAACCTGTACCGTCTCGCCAACGACGTGGCCCCCTCACTGTCCAAGGGTTTGAACGGTATCGCCGTCGAGGAAGGCAAGGTGCTCAACGGGCTTATCGACGTGGTGCGCCAGTCGAACGAAGCCGACCAACTACCGCGTATCTTCGAGAACACTCGTCTCGCGGTGTCCGAACTGAACCCGGGCTTGCAGTCACTGGCCCGCGCGTTCCTCGGCTTGGGCGACCAGTCCAGCCAGTATCTGCCCCGCATGGCCTCCTACATTTCCGACGTGGCCGAGAAGTGGGCGAACTGGGTGGATACCGCCGAACGTACCGGTCAAGTCTCTAAGGCGATGGAAAAGGCCATCGAACAGGGCGGCTATCTGAAATCGTCCGTGTTCGACCTGATAGGCGTGTTTGAGGGCACGTTGGGTACTCTGGCGAAGACCGAGAACGGTATCCAAGGTTTTTCCGAGGCTTTGGAGAAAGCCAACAAGGCCGTTCACACCATCAAGTTCCAAGAGACTTTGGAGGCTTGGAGCGCTGGTGCGCAGGACGCGCAGGACAAGATGCGCAACGCTTTCAAGGATATTGGCGACGCCGCGTACTCGTTGAAGGACACCACTCGCGCGGTGTTCGGTGACGCGGGCCAGATCGTAGGCGAGGGCATCACTGGGTTGAGTCGCGTGTTGCAGCAGTCCGGTGGTGGAATCCGCGATTTCAGTTCCGGTGTCCGCGACGGGTTCAGCCAGGTGTTTGACGCGGTGGGTGACGCGGGCCCCATGTTCTCCGATTTGGCGAGCATGGTGGGCCAGTTGTCGCGCACGTTCGGCGGCACGTTCGCGTCCGCTTTGCGTACCGTGAGCCCGCTTATCAGCACCATCGCCAAGGGTGCCACCGGCGTGGCCCAAGCGTTCGACTCGTTGCCGGGGCCGGTGAAAAGCATCATCACATTGTGGGCCACGTTCGGTCGTGCGGGCAAGACGGCGTTCGAGTCGTTGAAGACCGGCATGTTGCAGAACATCCAGTCCACGATGCGATACCAGAAGATGCTCAGCGAACTGGGTTTGAGCGCCGAACAGGCGTCCGTGAAAATGGGCACCCTGATTAAGGCGATGAACCAGTTGCGTTCCGGCAATTATGCGGGTATTCTGTCCGGTGCCATCAGCGAGGTCAATTCCCTCGGCATGGCGGCGGAAGCTAACTCGAAGAAGCTGCTCCTTCCGGGGAACGCTGCCAAGGAGACTTCCAAGGACATGGGCGGCTTGGTCGGTGCGAACGGTCAGGCCATCGCCTCCATCCGTTCGGCCGGGGAGCAGGCCGAACAGCAGTCCGGCAGGTTCGGTTCGTTGAAGACCGGCGTGAAGAACCTGTGGGATGCGTTCGGCGGCTGGACGACGGTTGCCGGTCTGGGAATCAGCGCGGGCATCGCCGTCATCGGCAATGCGATATCCGACTACACGACGAAGGCGGAAGCATCCAAGCAGGCGATGGACAAGGTCATCGACGGCATGAAGGGCATCAAGTCCAACGCCAAGGAGGCGTCGGACGCGTTCAACGATTTCAAGTCGGAGACCACGAAACAGTGGGATGACCCGTCGCTCCTGTTCGGCAAGGACGGTGGCGGCGCGGTCACTGAATGGCTCGTCAAGGTCAGCGGCGGCTACACGTCCGCAGCCGACGCGGCCAAACGTCTGGGCATCAATACCAGTACGCTGACCGATGCGGTCAGCGGCAACGAGGCCGGCTACAAGAAGCTCGTCAAACAGTTGGAGGCGCAAAGCAAGGAGACATACAAGGCCAGCGACCAGTACGGCATGATGGTCGAGAAGCAGACCGATGCCGCCATCGCCGCCGACACGCTGTTGCAGGCGTTGAAGAAGCAGCACAAGGAAGGCTTGGAGAAATCCGTCAAGGAGCAGATGAAATATCTGCGTTCCCTCGAACAGATCTCCGATTCCTCCTCCGCGCTGTCCGACAAGCTCAGCTCGCTCGCCACGACGGTCAAGGCGAACGGTCAGGCGTTCAAGGAAAACGGCGAACTGGCTGACGCCAACAACGCCGCCTATGTGCGCACCGACAAGGCGATGAAGGATGTGGCCGCTACCGCGTTGCTGTCCGCCCATCAGCTTCTCTCCTATGGTGAGAAGAACGGTCAGGTGGAGGAGTACACGCAGAAGGCCGCAAACTCCATTTATGAGGCGCGTGAGGCCATCGTGCAGCAGGCTCAGGCCGCTGGCATGAGTGAGGAAGCTGCTGAAAGGTACGCTGATTCGCTTGGTCTGATTCCCTCTGATGTGGGTACCACGATCACCGCTCATTCGGAAATCGCCCAAGATGCGGTGGATAAGCTCGTGCAGGGCATATCCGGTCTGACCGATGGTGAGAAAGAGATCGTTATCCGGCTACGTGAAGCTGGAGTGGTCACCACGTTGGACGGTGTTCTCAGTCTTGTTGAGCAGCTGATGAAAGGCGACTTGTCCGAGAGGGACCTCACATTGCTGTTGAACGCGAAGGGCAATGCTCGCTGGGAGACAGGCGAGGTCAAGGAGAATCTTCTTGCTCTCGGCATGTCCAAGAAAGCCTACAAGTGGCTGTTCTCAGGTGAGGGCAACGCTGAGGAGCGCATGCAGAAGGTCAGGGACGAGCTCGGCTATCTGAACCTGACCGACGAGCAGATACAGTGGATTCTCGACTGTATCGACCACGCTTCCGGCAAGATAAAGGACGTGGAGAAGAATAAGGTTCCCGCCGCCAAGGGCGTCAGCTTCAACATCGACGCCAACGATGATGACGCTCAGGTCAAGCTCGCTACTTATCAGTCTCTTGACGGCCAGCCTATCGCACGCGCGAAAGCGTATGTGGATGGCGACAATACGGACGCCAACGAGAAGTTCCAAGAGGTCAGATTCTATGACGGGTTGACCATCGCCCGCCCGTGGGGTCGTGTTCTTGGAGAGAATGAGCAGGCTCGTCAAGCGTTCAAGGACACGGCAGCGTATGACGGTGTGACCATTTCACGGCCTTGGGGTCGCGTTCAAGGTGAGAACGAGGATGCACGCAAGGCGTTCCGTGACACCGCATGGTACAACAACATGACTCTCGCCACAGCATGGGGTCGTGTACAGGGCGACGATGATCCGGTGAAAACAACGTTCCAGTATTGGCGTCGGCAGTCCGGCACTGTTCTTGCCACCAATTATGTGGATATTGTCACTCGTCACAGCAGTGATGGCAAGGTCTCCGCCGCTACCGGTGGTCGTATCTATGGTCCCGGTACTTCCACTTCCGATTCGATTCCGGCGATGCTGTCCAATGGTGAGATGGTGCTTCGTGCCGCAGCCGTCAAGAAGATTGACGCCTTGTATGGCAGGAGTTTCCTGAACACGTTGAACGCGGTCGGCAGTGTGGAGAAAGCCATGCAACCGTCCGCGTTCGCGTTGAACGCTCGCAGGAAGTCTCAGGCGTATGCGACCAGTGGCCGCGTATCCACGGCGAACGGCTCGTGGAATGTCGAAGTCAACCCGGTGATAAAGGTCGAACTTCCCGCGAATACGGGGAACACGACGAACAACACGGTGACTATCAACGGCGTGGAGTCCTCCGACCGGAGGATAGCCGACGCGGTGGAAACCCTTGTCGCTTCCGCCACCCGGAAACGCAACATGCGTCCGCGCTGACCGTCAGAGAACCGTTGCAAGCCAGTTTGTTTCAGCTTGCAACGGTTTCCTCCTGTTTCCTAACATCGTCAAGAAAGGTTTGTCATGGTTGAAGGTGCCGGCAATATCATCGGCGGCGGCTGGCGTTGCTGCGTACAAGCCGATATCGTCTCGCAGAACGCGACACAGGCCGTCATAGGCGTGCACATCATCTACCGTCGCACCGACCCGTCGCGCTGGGTGGCGTCCGATGCCGTGTCCGGTGGCGCTTGGGTCAATGGCGTGAGCACGAGCACGAACACGGTGAACTTCGGCTACCGGTCCTTCAACGGCGACGTGGATTTACACACCCAGCAAGTGACCGTCACGAAGCAGGAGTCCGCGCAGACGTTCTCCTGCCGCGCGTTCCTGAACATCCCATATGGTTTGCCGGGACGGTCGGAAGCGCATGTGAACCTCACGGTTCCCGGCATCACGTATATGAAACCGAACCCGCCGAAGAACGTATCATGGACGCGGGTCAATGATTCAAGCGTGAAGGCCGCATGGCAGTCGAACTATGATGATGCGGCGCGAAAATATTGGAAGCAGATCTACGCAGACCAGTGCGTCGGCTTGAACGGCGGCACACAAGGCGCGTGGGGTCTGGTCAAGGCGTTGAACTGGGACGCCTTGAACTATTCGTACACGGGGTTGAAGGCGAACGCCCGATACCAGTTCCGTGTCGCGGCCCAGAACCCTGGCGGAGTGTCCGACCATGTGTACTCGGGCTACATCTACACGACGCCGGCCGCCCCCGTGGCGGTGAACGCGGTGAAACTGTCCGAACAGTCCGTGCGCGTGACCGTGGATGCGTCGAAATCGTATGTGTATGGCATCAGACTGCGGCGCAGGGTGAACGGCGGCGAATGGGCCGACATAACCGGAGGCACCCCCGGTGCGACGGCCGAAGGCTGGCTTCCCGACATAAACGGAATCCAGAACGTCACGTGGACCGACACCGCAGCTCCTGCGGGCCAAGTCCAGTACGCGGCGTTAGTGGGAAGACCTGTCTACGGCGATGACAACTCCAAGACCACGCTCTTCTCCGACTGGACGTACAGCAACACTATCCAGACGGCCGTGGCCCCTTCCGCGCCGACGATTCTGAACCCGACGCAGAACGGCGCGTATGTTGTCAATCAGCCGATGACGGTCGCTTGGAAACCGAATCATCCTGACGGTTCCGCCCAATCCGCCGCGCAGGTGGAGGTCACCGACCCCTCGGACGTTACGGTCATCGAAGAGCAGACCACGAACACCAGTTATCAGCGCACGCCCAAAAGCTGCGGCTCGTATAGGATTCGCGTGCGCACCAAGGGCATCCACGCCGACTGGGGCGCATGGTCGAACTACGTGACCTTCACGGTCGCGAAATATCCGAACATCAGCATCAACAAGCCTTCCGGCACCATTACGGCGACACCGTTCACCGTGGCGTGGACCGTGGCGGACGATACGGGCGTCAGCTCGCAGACGCTCATCATCCAGTCGGACGGCGTGGAGAAATACCGGAAGACGATGGACGGTTCCACGCGAAGCCTGAGCATCGGCGCAAGCCAGTATCTGCCGAACAACAATTCGACGTTGACCATCACGCTCGTGGTGCGCGGCGGTTCCGGCTTGGAATCCAGCACGAGCGTCGTGAGGGACGTGGACTGGCCGGCCCCGGCCGAGCCGATGGCCGCGATAGAGTCGAACAATGATTACGCGGCGTTGGTCATCGTGTCGTTCGGCGTGCCGGAGGAAGGCCAGTCGGAGACGGTCAGCGCATCCGTCATCCGTGTCATGCCTGACGGTTCGGAGGTGCTTATCGCCTCGAACCTGTTGGACCAGCAGTTGGCCGTGGACCCCATTCCCCCGTTGAACACCGACTTCCATTACAGGGTGGTCGCGTATTCGGCTATGGGCACGACCATCGCACGCATGGTGGACGCGCGCATCGAATCCGGGTTCGGAGTGTTGAACTTCGGCACGGATGCGGGTCAGACGTTATTGCTCGGCTATAACAACACGGTGTCTCATAAGCGTTCCCATTCGACCAGCGAGTTTCATTTCGCGCGGGGCGACGGGGCGAATGCTCTGCCTTCCAGCTACGAATTGGACCAGTTGGATTCCACGGTGAGCGTCACCGGCGTATGGGAGTGGGACCAAGCGTTGTGGCTGCGGATACTCTCGTTGGCTGACGGATACCCTTACGCATGGTATCGGGAGCCTTCCGGCCTGCGTGTCTACGTGAAGGCGGAACAGTCCGTGAGCGTTGACATCGCGGACAAGAAGAACATCAGCTATTCCGCCGACCTGACCCAATTGACATGGGAGGAGCCCGTCCTATGAGTGATTGGAGCAAGCCTTTCAAGGTCGCCTACCGTGTGATGCGAGTCAACAGGAACACGGGTTTGGAGACCGGACGGTTGGATTGGGTGATATCCGGGGGCAGCATCGAACGCAACCAGGACACCAATATCTGCGAATCCGGTTCCCTGACCGTGGAGGGGGCGACCGACCTGGGCACCGACCGGCTACGGATATGGGCCGACTGCACGTGGCATGACGGTTCCACGGCAAGTGTGCCGTTGGGCACGTTCCTTCCCAACATCCCCAAGCGCAGCGTGAACGGCAAGGAATCTTCCAGCCAACTGGATTTGTACGGGCTGCTGCAAGAAGTCGATGACGACATGTTCGAGTCGCCGATAACGATAGGCAAGGGCAAGAAGGCCGTGACCGCCGCCGCCGACATCCTCAAGGGATGCGGGCTTCAGGTCGCGGCCTACAATCCCGGCAATTACACGCTGAAGGATAATTGGACGTTCGGTTTGAGGTCCGATAAGGACAAGGACAAGGGCAGCACCAAGCTTGACGCGGTGAACGATCTCTTGGATTTGGCCGGATACTCCAGTGCGAGAACCGACGAGTACGGGCGCGTCATATTGGAGAAGTATGTGGAGCCGGGCAAACGCCAGCCGAAATGGACGTTTCAGGAGGGTGCGAACGCCACGTTCCTCACCACCATGACCGACGAACGCGACCTGCGTGAGGTGGCGAACGTGGTGAAGGTCACCTACTACAACACGGACAAGGAATACGTTTCGACCGCGATTGACGATGACCCGGCTTCGGAGTTCAGCACTGTCAGCCGTGGCCGCAGGGTGGCTCACGCCTACGAGTATTCCAGCATCCCCGACGAGGTGACTACCGACGAGCAAGGCAGGAAACTCGCCTCGGACAAGGCGTTGGAACTGCTACGCACCGAACAATCCGTGATTCACAGGGTCACGCTCACGCACGTGTACGCTCCTTTGAATCTGACCGACGTGGTGGACTTGGAGTATCCGACCGGCTCGGTTTCCGGCAGGTTTGCGATACGCGCGCAGAATATCACTTTGGAGGCCGGTATTCCCATCGAATGCGAGGCCCGTACCTTCCAGCGTCCAAGCGAACCAACAACAGTGAAGGCATAAATGCAGTCGAACCTGATAAGGGCCGGCAATCGTCTGGCCGAAATCATGCCCTCCCAAGTGGGGGCGGAAGCCACCATCACGCGCATCGGCACCATCAACACGGTGTACGACACAGGAGGGTATTGGACCGCTGACGTGGATATGAGCGGCGGCACGCTCATGGGATTGCAGATGACCACGGATTGTGTGGGAGCCCGAGCCGGTGACAGGTGCGTGGTGGAAACCTACGCGAAAGTCGCCATCGTCACCGGCATCCTTGCGCGTCCGGGGTGCGGATGCTCCCCCTTGTTTGAGTGGTCGAGCACGTGGAGTGGTACCCTTGGGACTGATCCTGAGAGTGGTTATCTTGAGAAGACTGCGACTGTTACTTGCGGGGGGCTTATCCTGTGCGAGGTTGCGGCCGCGATCAGCGGTACCGGCGAATACAGTATGGCGTTCGACTTCTTGGACGCGAACGGTGAGCGTAAAGCGTATTGGTGTTCCACGTCGCCGCAGAAGAACGGCGGCACGTTGAGGTGGGTTGCTTCCGGTTCTGTGCGGTTGCCTTACGGCTCGTACACGGTGAAGCTCACGACGTTTCATTGGGGCACGGTTTCCATTGTCGGCAATGATTCGTCTGGTAATAGTCTGCGTTGGCGTGACGCATCGTTAGGGGTTGAAGGTGTTTCGCGTTATGCGCGGTTGCGTATGGCGTGAAGTGGACGTGTCCCGCCTTGCCGTTTGTTGTAAGCATAATACGTAACGCCTGACGATAGTCAGTTGACTTAGCCTCACACCATATCGTGTGGGGCTTTCCCATATTCGAAAGGACACTGAATGTCCCCTTTTCATGACCTGTTTTCAAGCGCCGAGTTTTGGAGCGCGTTGATTCTCGCACTCCTCGGCGGTGGCGGCATCGGCGGACTGGTCGGCGCGTGGTCGAACAGCAGGAAAACCGAGGCCGATATCGACGGCATCACCGCCGACGCGGCCGACAAGGCCGTGAAGATTCTCACGGAAAGCATCATCGACCCGTTGCGTGAGCAGGTCGCTTTTCAGGAGACCCAAATCCAGCATTTGGAGGAGGTGCAACGCAAGTATTTCAAGATCGTGGCCTATGTGCGTGGCCTGTTCCATTGGCTGCAATCGTTCTGCGAAGTGACGGAACCCGAGTTTTTGAAACGTCATCCCAAGCCATCGCTGCCGGACGAGCTTCGCCCGGACGTGGCCCCCGAAACAATCGAATCCAATAAGGAGGAACAGTAATGACCCAA